AAGCCTTTGAAAGCGGGAGGCAAGTCGACAAAGGGCAACCTAAGACTGCGATCTCCCAAAGCTAATATGTCAGATAACAAAAAATAATAATGACAACAACGAAAGGAAAACATGGAACTGCTAAGAAGTTTATTTGAAGATTTTGGTAGGGTGATGACTGCCCCCTACGACAACACGTTTGATACACCCATTTATGTCCTTGAAGATATGTGGCAAGTGCGGTGGGGTAACGAATGGGTTCCAGCTGAAGAGTTTACTGACCAATTTTGGAAAGGCGCTTTATTACGCTTATCAAACCAAGAGTTAGTTGAATCTCATAGAATTGTTACCGCACCAGATGGCAATAGCGGTCTGGTATACAGGATAAAAAGCCATGCAAATAGTTGAAAACAAAGCGCTGGTATTTAATACACGCAACCCTGAGAAATACGCAGTCATACCTAACCACGCCATTGTGGAATCGAATGGCAGCATACATAAAGTCGCAGTTAAGTGGGGGCTAGATGAAGTGCGTGTGTTACGCAATCTAGGTGTTAAAGGCGCCCCTTCTCCCATACGCGCTAGGTATAAATGGCCCGGAATGTATAAGCCATTTGCACACCAAGAAGATACCTCAGAGTTCTTAACGCTTAATCGCAGAGCCTTTGTATTTAATGACCCCGGCACAGGAAAAACCCTCAGTGCTTTATGGGCGGCTGACTACTTAATGAATTTAGGAATTGTGCGCCGTTGCCTTATCCTCTGTCCGCTATCTATCATGCACGACGCTTGGATGAATGGTGTTGGCAAAAGTATTATTCATCGTTCGATTGTGGTGGCTCACCATGCGCAAGCTACTCGCCGTATAGAAATGGTTCAGGGTAGTTACGAGTTTGTAGTAGTGAACTATGACGGCTTAAATCTGATTGCTGACGAGGTAGTTGCCAACGGCAAGTTTGACCTAGTAATTGTTGACGAAGCTAACGCATACAAAAACACAGCTACTAAACGATGGAAATCACTTAACAAAATACTTAAGCCTGACACAATGCTTTGGATGATGACAGGAACACCGGCTTCTCAATCGCCTGTAGATGCGTATGGCTTGGCTAGGCTAGTTAACCCCGGTGGTGTGCCTAAGTTTGCTACTGCATGGCGTGACAAGACTATGCAGAAACTTACACAATTCAAATGGGTTCCCAAGCATGGTGCGGCTGAAGCAGTATTCGATGCGCTACAACCCGCCATTAGATTTACCAAAGAAGAATGCACAGACCTACCGCCAGTCCTTACAGAAACTCGAGAGATACCGCTAACTTCACAGCAAGTTAAATACTACAGGCAGTTGAAAGATAAGATGGTTATGCAAGCGGCTGGAGAAACAATTACTGCAGTTAATGCGGCGGCTGGTGTTAGTAAGTTATTGCAGATTTCTGCGGGTGCGGCATACACAGACGATCATGAAGTTGTGGAGTTTGATTGCGCACCACGACTACAAGTACTACTGGAAGTACTAGAAGAAACTAACCGCAAGGTCATTGTCTTTGCGCCGTTTAGACACAGTATAGAAACCATCCATACGCACCTTTTAAAGCACAATATAGCCTCTGAAGTCGTGCATGGGGACGTAGGGGTATCCAAACGGACAGACATCTTTAAACGCTTCCAAACGCTTCCTGACCCACGTATTTTAGTAGTACAGCCCCAAGCCGCATCTCATGGCGTTACGCTTACTGCGGCTGATACTGTAGTATTTTATGGACCAGTTATGTCCGTAGAAACCTACCTTCAATGTATTGCTCGTGCTGACCGAATCGGACAGGATTCTACGAAAGTAACTGTGATACACTTACAAGGTAGCGAGATAGAAAAAAAGATGTTCGCCCAATTAGAAAAACGGGTAAGAGGACACGACATTCTGTTAAGCTTGTATAAAGAAGAGATTAACGGATAAGTAAAAACCCTATATTGGGTTGTATTCGCACCGCTGTAGATGTAAAGTATTTGACAAAGACATTGAAAGGAGAAAATAGATGTCAGAAGAAAACGAAGTAATACCGCTAGAAACTTTAGCAAAGGTGTATCGCAAGATATATCTAAAAGCGCAAGAAATGCAAAAGCAATTAGATAGGCTGGAAGAACAGAAAGCTGAAATCAAGAACGCTATGAAAGATCAGATGCGTGACCTTGGTGTTAAGTCTGTTAAGACAGAAGGTGGCAACATCTCCCTATCTACTAAGACAAGGTACTACACAGACGATTGGGATTCATTCAAGACGTTTGTACTAGAACACGATGCCCTAGAATTGTTTGAGCAAAGAATTGCACAAAAGAATATGGCTTTATTCTTGGAAGAAAATCCCGGAAAGGTTCCGGCGGGGTTATCTTCTTTAACTGAAAACACCGTAACCGTTACTAAACCAACAACTTAAGGAAAAACCAAATGAGTGAACTCACTACATTTAATCCCTCAAAACTGCCTGCCTTTGCTAAGAGTGCAGAACTATCATCATTAGCTAAGAGCCTTGCCGGTGGCGTAGGGTCATCAACAAAACGTATTTCAACAAAGGGCGGTGTATTCCGCTTGGTCGCTGGCGGTAAAGAAGTTGCATCTATTGAAGACCGCCACCTTGACGTAGTTATTGTTCAAGCCGCACCAAAAATCAGCCGTACATTCTATGCTGGCACTTACGAGGAAGGCGCTACCTCTGCGCCTAATTGTTGGTCTGCTGATGGTGATAAGCCTGACGCAAGCATTGATGAACCTCAATCTGATTCATGCGCTACTTGCCCACAAAATGCCAAAGGTTCAGGTCAAGGCGATTCTCGTGCTTGCCGTTTCAGCCAGCGCTTAGCAGTTGTATTAGCTAACGATATGGATGGCGATGTTATGCAGTTGACCCTAGCCGCTACTTCTATCTTTGGTAAGGAAGATGGCGACAAGCGCCCACTACAGGCATACGCACGCTACTTAGCGGCACAGAGCATTAACCCCGAAACCTTGGTAACTCGTTTACGCTTTGATACTAAAGCCGCAGTACCTAAGTTGTTCTTCCAACCACAGCGTTGGTTGACTGATGATGAGTATGAAGTTTGTGCAAAAAAGGGTCAGTCTACTGAAGCCAAGCAAGCTATCACAATGAGCGTGGCTAAGAAGTCAGATACGCCATTAGCGTTAGAAGGCAAGAAGCCAGTTAAGGTAGAAGCCTCTGATGAGGTTGATGAGCCTGAGAAACGCAAACCCGCCGTTAAACCCAATGCAGTACCAGCCAAGAAAACAGGCAAGCTAGCCGAAGTTATTGGCGAGTGGGAAACAGACGACGAGTAAAGTTTTGGGGGAAAGCGTGGGTCGGCTCGGCGACCTTAAATAGCCTGTATAACCGTTAATTCATGACGGCTCCTTCACATCACGCAAGTACCCCACCCTAACTAACGAGAGAAATATGCCGTATTCAGAAACTATAAGACAAACAACATCAAGCGCCCCAAAGACGCTAGGTAATCAGCTAGGTCGTTGGGCTATTAAGCTAGACTTCCCTGTAATAAAAATTGCAGAATACACAGGCGCAACAAGACAATCAATTTATAACTGGTTTGGTGGGTCTGAGGTATCACCAGCATATCGTAAGAGTGTAGAAAATTTATTGACTATCCTCGCATCCAGCGCAACATCAGAAGAGGCAATGAGAAAATGCAACAAAAAATAGAAACCGTTATTGAACCACGCATCCTTACTGATAAGGAGTTAGCTGACTTTTCACAACGCTTTATAGAAGAGCGAGGCTTTTTGCCTTTAACTTTTCAAGAAGAAATTACCAAGCGTTTTGCAAGCAAGACTAACTAACTATCACTAAGGGGCAATTATGAAGTCGCAAGATTTCCTAGCGACTGTGCTACCGTCATCGGGGTATTACTGCTCTTGTGAATTAAGTACAGCCAAGAAGGAGCATAAGTTTGTTGAGTCGATTGATGCTCTGTACGAAGAGGCTATGCAGTTTAATAGCCGAGGACTCAATGCGTTTTATGCGTTAGCTAGCTTTAAAGAATCAGGCAAACGTGTAGCAGAGAACGCATCCAAAATCAAGTCACTATTTTTAGACATTGATTGTGGCGAAGGAAAGGATTATTCTAATAAGAACGAAGCTGCGGCGGCGCTGGACTCCTTTTTGTCTACAACTTCGTTAGCCGACCTTGGAACCCCATACATCTTATCTAGTGGGGGTGGACTGCACGTTTATTGGCCCCTGATAGAAGAGGTTGATATAGCCACTTGGAAGCCCGTAGCAGAGAATCTAAAGCGTCTTTGCAAACAGGAAGGGTTACGTATTGACTTCGGTGTTACAGGCGATGCGGCAAGGGTTTTAAGGGTTCCTGACACCAACAACTATAAGCAAGAGAAACCTCGTAAAGTGGTTATCAAAGTGGCTGGTGGGGTGTTTGAACTAGACAAGATCAACGCTATCCTCAAAGACTTGCTAACTACTAGCTACGAGCAGACCTCCCTCAATATACCCGGCAAGCGCCCCAAAGCAACGGGAGCAACCAGTGTCAAGCTAATGGAAA